GGATATATTTATGATAATAAACAAAGAAAAACTAATTTAAAATAATATGGCTGATTTATTGATGAAAATGCCGATTCCTTACGAACCGAAAAGACAGAATCGATTCATACTAAGGTTTCCATCAAGCTTAGGGATTAACGAATGGTTTGTAGAAAGTGCTTCAAGACCTTCAATTAAAATTGCATCTACGGAAATTCAATTTTTAAATACCTCAACGTATGTTGCGGGAAGATTTAACTGGGATGAGATTTCAGTTAAATTCAGAGACCCAATTGGACCATCTGCGTCTCAAGCTCTTATGGAGTGGGTTCGTTTACACGCAGAATCTGTAACAGGTCGTATGGGTTATGCTGCAGGTTATAAAAAAGACATTGACCTTGAGATGTTAGACCCAACAGGAGTTGTTGTTGAGAAATGGATTTTATATGGTACATTCTTAACAGGAGTGAATTTTGGTTCATTAGGATATAGTACTGACGCTCTTGCGGATATTACAGCATCATTAAGAATGGATAGATGTGTTTTAGTTTACTAATACTCTTTATAAAAAATCAATACTAATTATATTTAACCGTAAAGACAATAAACTTTACGGTTATTTTTTTATATGGAAAATCAAACAACAGATTACGGACAACAAAATTTTACTTTACCTCACGATGTGGTACCATTACCATCAGGTGGAGTTTTTTACAAAAACAAAAAAAAATCAATCAAGGTGGGTTATTTAACCGCCTCTGATGAAAATATTTTAATGGCAGGTGGGTTAGATATTACCACAAATTTATTAAGAAATAAAATTTACGAACCAGACCTTAGGATTGAAGATATGATTGAAGGTGATGTTGAGTCAATATTGGTGTTTTTAAGAAATACTGCATTTGGACCTGAAATGGATTTAAATTTAATTGACCCATTTACTAAAAAACCATTCAAAACGACTGTAGCTCTTGACGAATTAAATGTTATTAAAGGCCAGTCTCCAAATGAGGATGGGACATTTACAACTATATTACCAAAATCTAATGCAACAATTAAGTTAAAACCATTAAATTATGGTGAAATAATGGAAATTAGTAAGTTAGAATCGACGTACCCTCAAGGTAGAGTAGTTCCAAAAATAACTTGGAGACTTCAAAAAGAGATTGTTGAAGTAAACGGAAACACGGATAAGTCAGAAATATCTAAATTTGTTGAACAAATGCCTATTTCAGATTCTAAGTATATTAGACAATTTATGAATGAAAATGAACCAAAATTAGACATGAGTCGAGTTGTAAGCACCCCATCAGGAGAAAAGATGACAGTTAATGTCGGATTTGGGGTGGACTTTTTTCGCCCTTTCTTCTGATTATAGGAAAGGACAAATAGATGAATTCTATTATTTAAACAAATTAATGAACATATCTTATCAAGATTTTGTAACAATGCCCTTATTTGTTAGAAAATATTTGTTAGATAAATGGTTAGAAGATAATAAAAAGGACTGAAAACTCAGTCCTTTTGTATTTATAATAAAATACTATTTTAAATTATGCAAGCAGCTGAACAATCACCGGAAGAATATAAAAAATCACTTATTGGTTCTCTTGATGTTGCGACAGAATTGGCATCATACGTTGTTGAGATACAAAAATCATCTATTGAGATAAATAAGGTTTTTGGTCAGGGTAGAGAGCGAGTTGGTATACTAATGTCAAGTATCGCAGACGCACTCCCTATGGTCAATCGTTTAGGTGGGTCAATGGCTGATGTTGCCAAAACTATTGGTGAAGTTGCTGATGCATCTGGTCGAAATGTTATTGCGAGCACTGAGGAGGTTGAAAAACTTTACGCGGCTCAGAAAGTATTAGGTATTAGTGCAAGGGAAATGACCAATTCTTTTTTAGATATTGGTGTTGGTTTGGCTCAGATTCCTAAACAATTAGAAGAGTCTATAGAATATATTCAAAGTATTGGTGGTAATACACAAGCGGTAATGAAATCCGTTACTAGCAATATGGAACAAATGAATAGGTTCCAATTTGAAGGTGGTGTTGTTGGTTTAACTAAAATGGCGGCACAAGCGTCAATGTTGAGGTTTAATATGAATGAGACCTTTAGATTGGCGGATAAAGTATTAGACCCTGAAGGTGCAATTGAAGTCGCGGCGGCATTCCAAAGATTAGGAGTATCGGCAGGTGCATTAGCAGACCCATTCCAATTAATGAATATGTCTATTAATGACCCATCAGGATTACAAGATAGTTTAGCGGATGTTGCAAAACAATTTACATATTTTGACGAGAAAACTAAAACCTTTAAAATAAATCCTCAAGGTGTGTTAACACTTAGAGAGATGGAAAAACAAACAGGTGTTAGTGCTGCGGAAATGAGTAAAATGGGGTTAGCAGCTGCGGAACTAGACAAAAGACTATCGGCAGTTAATTTAGCTGGAATAACAATAGGTACTGAAGAGGACAAACAATTCTTAGCAAATATTGCTAAAATGGGTAAAGATGGTGAGTATGAAGTTAAAATCAAAAATGAAGATGGTACGGAAGAAACTAAAAAATTACAAGAAGTAACTCAAAAAGAATTTGATAAATTAATACAAGAACAAAAAGACGGGCCAAAGAGTTTAGAGGAGATTGCCAGAGTTCAAATGAACATTTCGGAAACCGTTAAAGGGGATGTTGCGGCAATTAAAAACGCTTTTCTTGGAGGTACCGCAACCGCAAAACCTGTTAAAGAAACTATAATTGGAGCTCAAAAAACTGCGGATGTATTAGGTGGTGAAGCTTCAAAAAAATTCGGAGACACTAAAAGTACTAGGGTAGAAGTTGAAACAACGTTGAAAGATTTGGGTACAATGGCGATGGATTTTAAAGAGGGTATTAAACCTGCAACTCAAACATTATCGGATTACTTAATGAAGGTTGGTAATCAAATGGAATCAGTTCAAAATAAGTTTACTGATGCGTTAAAAGAGTATGGTAAAAATGTTTCTAGTAAATTAGGTGATACACCAATGGAACAACTTACAAAAAAAGGGGTTGATACTGCTTTAGAAAAAAGTGGTGTTGAAATACCGTCTAAGACTGCTCCAATAGATTCAAACACTAGTAAAATTAAAAATGAAAGAACAATTTCTAATAATCAAAATATAACCACTAAAAGTACTGTTGATGTTGGAGGAAAAATTGAAGTTGATGTTAAAGTTCCTACAGGACTTTCATCAGAACAACTAAAACAAATTTTAGATACTACCTTTAATGAGTCAAGATTTAAGGATTATATTGTTAGGTTAATACCTGGTGATTCAAAAGAACCTAAGTCAAATTCTTACTAATAATGTATTTATAAAATAAAAATCATAGATGTCAAATAGTCCATTAGATTTAATTAACTCGGATTCGTTCAGAAAAAAACTTATAACGAGAAATTTAGTACCTTATGCTAAATCTCCAAACAGACCTTCTGTTCAAGTTCCGTATGAATATATTTCATCGGATTTCTCTGTAATTGATAGTCCTGACCAACTTATTGATAATCCATCATTAGCGAATCAACTATATCCATTAAATAGATATGGTAATGAGGGAGGATATCAACAAGTTCCTGACCCAAATGGGTTAACTAATACCATTTCAAATCAAGGTGAATATGGACCGGGACAACAAGACGCTCATATAGTTGATGAAGGTTATGACGCAGTTAGATTATGGAGACCTTTAAACGCCTATGCTGACGGATTAAATGTTTTTGACTCTGCGGAATCATTTTCAAGTTTAGAAACAGTTAGACCTGACCAAGACCGACAAGGTAACGGACAACCATATCCTGGTCCAATTGTTGCATCATCGTATTCTCCTTTATCAATCTTATTATCAACTAACCCAACCGGTAGTAATGGTAATTTAAGTCAAGATTCATATATTGCTCGTTTAGGTGCTCAGACTCTTAGAAGAGAATTCCAAGAAAGAATAGCGACAAGAATTAGGTTAGAGACGATAGGGCAAGCCAACATTTTAAATGTAACAAGTGGTACTGATTTAGTTAATATTTTATCAGGACAAGTTCCAATATTAGAACCAAATTGGCAAATAACGGTACCCGCAAATCCAATAACTGCCGCTGCTGATTTTGCGTTAAGGTTAGGTGGGAGTATTTTACCTGTTTCTTTAATACCGGGTTCTTATTTTGACCCAATGATTAATCCGGGTCAACCTACAACAATTCAACAAGTTACAAACGCAATTGCTGGAACAGGTATTGGTAATTTCTTTAATCAACTATTAGGGGGAACACAAACAGGTTCACAAATTTTTTATAATAATACAGGGGCCGGTCAAAAGTCTCGTTTATTTAAAAACATTGATTACAACAAATATAAACCAAATTTTGTTAGAGGTGTATTTGATAGAGTATTAGGTGCAATAACAGGGACTCTTTCTGATAATAGTAACTATTATGTTGGTTCTATAACATCTGAACCATCTCGAGTGTTTTCTCCTGGTGGGGACTTACCTGTTGACCAATTTGGAAAAGAACAACAATCACCGGTATATGGACCTCAAGAGTTAGCACAACTTTATGAAGGACCAAGTAAAGAAGTTAGGTTAGGTGCTAATGGTCCTACATATTCTAATGGTGGTGGTATTGAAGGAGGTTTTACTTGGGTTTCTCCAAAGTATAAAGATAATGCCGGAAAAAAAGTTGGATTAGGTGGGGTTGTAACAAATCAAGATGAGGATTTTAAACCATCATCATATAATACAACTGAATCGACAAACATAACTTTTAAAGGAGGTTCTATCTTAGATGATACTCAGAGAATCATTAATAGCCAACCTCAAGGAGGTCGAAGATTACAACACGTAGGTAATGCGATTGACCAAGTTAGTAAAGTTTTCCATGATGGATATAAAGAAATTACTAAAGGTTCAAGAGTATATCGATATGTTGGTGCTGTGGGACAAGAAGTTGGAACAGAGTATTGTCGTATTTTTGCAAAAGATGTACCATACCTACAATACAATGATTTACAAAAAGTAGATGGTATTACAACATCGGGTAGAAGATTTTCAGATTCAGTATTTGATAACACCTACAATTTAAATATTGCTCCAAACAAACAAGAAGGTGGGCAAGATTCGACTAATTTGATTGGAACTCAAAATGACGCATATGCTAAAAAGTATATGTTTTCATTAGAAAATTTGGCGTGGAGAACATCAAGTACTCCTGGTTATGCGATTTCTGATTTACCTGTTTGTGAGAGAGGTCCTAATGGAGGTCGAGTTATGTGGTTTCCACCATATGGTTTAACATTTAGTGAACAAGTATCTGCAAATTGGAACACATCTGAATTTCTTGGAAGACCGGAACCTGTTTATACTTATAAAAATACTTCTCGTACTGGTACTTTAACTTGGAAAATAGTTGTTGACCATCCGTCATCTTTAAATGTTGTTGTTAATAAAGTTTTAGCTAATGAAACAAATAAAGTAAGGATTGATAGTATTTTAGATTCATTCTTTGCTGGATGTAGAAAATATGATTTATATGAATTAGCTAAAAAATATTATACGGTTAATCCTAATGATTTATATTTGCTACAACAAGCAATTACTTCAAAAGAAACAACAAAAGAACAAACTGAATATATTAAAAAAACAATTCAGGTAGGTAATAATTCTACTACAGGTGCTGATACAAATGTTTCTCAAGCAAGTAGTGAAGATTTATTTGGAAAGTATAAAGATTTAGGATTCTATTTTGAAAATGATTATCCTCAAAAGAATAATGTAAGTGCTTACCCATCTCAATATGATTTATATATAGGTAATAAAAGTGTTTATAATAGTAAACCAAATGCGGCACAAACTAGTGAAGTTTTTGAAACTGTTGTAACACCTAATTATGATGTAATGAAACAATTGGCGGTTGATATTGGTAAACAATTAAGTACTAATAGTCAGGGTATTGTGACAATAACAATTGATGCAAGTTGTTCCGCACCTGCGAGTCCGTCGTATAATACTGAATTAGCAACAAGAAGGATTGAATCGGCTATTAAATTTTTCCAAGAAAATGAAAATACTAAAAAGGAGTTTGGTAAACGATTATTAGTAAATCAAGGTAAAAGTTTAGGGGAGCAAACCACTACATTACCTTTAGCTTCTAAATCAAGACAAGCCCCATATACATTACCTTTTGTTAGTAAACAAAGTGTAAATTGTACTGACCAAGACTCTAGTGTTGTGGGAGGCGACATTAAAGTAGGTGCTAAAGAAGTTTATACTTATGGTGCGATGGCATGTAGAAGAGCCTATATTAGTGCAATTAGGTCAACTTTAAATAACCCAACAACTACACCTCCAGCACAATTTACTACGGTTCTTGAGGAGAATAAAGTATTAAAAACGGTTAAAGAAGATGTTGTTAGTCAAGAGTACAAACCTAGAGATAATATTACTAAAAGAGTTTTAAGAGCGTTATTATCAGAATGTGATTATTTTGAAACAATAAAGGCAGAAACACCTATGGTTTATGATAACTTGAGAGATAAATTAAAATTCTTTCAACCTGCATTCCATTCAACAACTCCTGAAGGATTAAACTCTCGTCTAACATTTTTACAACAATGTTTAAGACCGGGAGACACTATTCCAACAATTAAAGAGGTGAATGGTAGTCAACAATTGCAATATAATAATGCTACTAATACTTCTTTTGGAGCACCTCCAGTATTGATATTACGTGTTGGGGATTTTTATAATACTAAAATAATACCAACGTCATTGTCATTACAATATGAATCACTTGATATCAATCCTGAGGGTATTGGTATTCAACCTATGATTGCAAATGTGACAATGGGATTTAATTTTGTTGGTGGTAGTGGATTAAAAGAGTCAATTGATAAATTACAAAATGCGTTAACGTTTAATTATTATGCTAATACCGAGATTTGGGACGATAGAGCAGATGTTACATCGAGTGAAGAATTCTTAAAATCGTTAGATAAAGAATTTTTAGCGATGGCACCACCTCCATCACCACCGACATTGAATCAAGCAGAGGTTGAAAATGGTCAAAATAATAATAGTGCTATTGGAACAGTTACAACAAATGAGGTTACTGCGACTGAGGAGAAAGGTACTTTAAATTATTCTGATTTTATGGTTAAAGTTGTTAAAGAAACTCAAACTTATTTCCAAACAATTGTTAATAAGACAAAAGAAAGTGTTAATCAATATAACAACGCTGTTCGTCAACAATGGATGTTAGAAAGGTCATATACTCAAGGTTCTATAAGAGTATCTGAGAATCCAACTGTATTATTTGGGAAACCAAGTAATGTTGAAAAAAGATTTGATGAAATTTTTGCGTCATTACAGAAGAACATTTCAGATGGAGATGAAGGTTTTATACAATGGATGTCGTCTCCTTCATTTGGGTTTTCAACTAAAGTAATTCGACAACTTAAGGATAATTACATTAATTTAGTTAAAAACAAAAGAGGTTCATTCCAAAATGCAATTAGTAAAATAACTCAGGATGTTACTAATGTTGAACAAACTTATATCCAAACATTAGGTAGGGCTAATACTATTATTTTTCAAGGGATGACTGATATGGGTACTGATGGATATCAAGCAAAATCAGGTCCTGTTAGGGTTTATAACACAAGTGGTACAACAAATGTTAATATTACATCAAATGGGGTTGCAAACACATTAATTGAATTAGTTAATGATATCAATACAATTAAATCGGGTATTACTGAATTTAATAAAATTATTTCGAGTACTTATGATTTCACGTATGAGGGACAAAAATATACTGGTATTTTAGTTTATGGAACTGACACTAAAGGTAAAACGGGTACTGACGCACCTACGGTTGAAAAAGTGTTTAATCCTTTTAGTAAAAATAATGACTTCCAAAATGATATTTTTAAACGAGTTTATATGATTATTTCAGATGATATTCTTGATACTAAAAAATATGAAACATTTAAAACTGCAATGATTGGTAATATAATTGGTAACGCTAGTATTATTGGAACCGGATTTGATGATATTGAGAAAAAATTTGATGATTATTGGTTGGTTAAAACAAAACCATTATTCTTAAATGAAACAAATATTACAAAATCATTCATTGATAATATTGAGAAAACACCATTAAAAAATTTCTTAATATACACACCTTTTGATAAAAAATCTAGAGAGTTTTTTTATACGACATTAACTACCGCTACTGATAATAAAAAGAAATCTCAAGAAACAATGATTTCATCATTGGGTGATACGACAAATAGAAATACAGACATAAACAAATGGAATAGTGAAGATGGAGTTAATTCATTGGCATATATTTCAAAAGTAAAACTTAATTAATGGCTTTTCAATATTGGAATAGATACAGTGAATTTTTAATTAACGGTGAACAAACCGTAGTTCCGTATGTGCAACTACCTCAAAAAACTACTGACAAAGCTTATATCTATAAAGTTGCTAAAAGTAGATTGGATAAAGTTTCACAGGAGTATTACAATTCACCATATTTTAGTTGGTTAATTTTACAAGCTAATCCTCAATTTGGTGGGTTGGAAAATTATATATATGACGGGGCTATCTTGATAATTCCATTTCCTTTACTACCATCTTTACAGGATTATAAGGCATCGTTAGAAAATCATTTTTATTATTATGGCAGGTAACTTACAGGCAGACAACAGCGGAGATATTTTAGTTGAGTTTGATTACAACAATATCATTGTAGTTGACCCAAATAAAACAATTGACTCTCAGGGTAAAATTCAAGAAAGATTGGTTGACCATGAGAGTTTAGTTATGTATGCAAATTTGGAAGCAGAAGTTCTCCCAAGAACTAAACTAGCAGTAGGGGGTAGTCCTGAAGATAGAATTAGAACTATTTCTGTTGCCAAAATGAATATGTTAAAACCAACCAAAGATTCGTTTTTAGGTGTAGGTTACTACGATGAGTTAACAGGTGAAAATTCAACCAAATTTAAAGGTGATAATCAAATGATGGAAAAGGCCGTTGACCCAAAAAATGGAGACACCCCTTATATTATTAGTTCTCCTGCAAATTTAAAAGATGTTTTCGATAATGGTTTATTGGGTATTACACAGATTAATGTTACTACTAATTCATCATTCGTTCCTTCAGTTACAATGGAATTGGAAGATGTTCAAGGGAAAGCGTTATTTCAATTGGGTAATAATTCACCATACGCAGCGTTTTTTAACTTACCATATCCACAATTTTATTTAACACTTAAAGGATATTATGGTCAGGCGATTAGATATCAATTAAATTTAGAAACTTTTAACGCTCGATTTAATTCGTTTAGTGGAAATTACCAAGTTAGTTTAAAGTTTAAAGGGTATAAGTTTAATGTTCTAAATGAAATATCAATGGGACATTTACTTGCGGTACCACATATGTATGGTCAAAGATTTGATATATCTACAACTCCGGGAGGTACTCAAGAATCTAACAAACAAGCAGAATCTCAATCTAAAGTTGAGGGAGCAGTTTCTAAAAATAACGCCTTAAGTCAAGATGAGGTTGTTACTCAAATTGTTTCTGAAAAAGGGTATCAGAAAATTGTCGAGGTTTATAGTGAATATAAATCCAAAGGATTAATTCCACCTGATTTACCTGAATTAACTTTATTTCAGTTAATGACTAAATTACAAACGTTTGAGAATAATATAATGGCATCTTTCCCTAGAGCAAAAGTTGCCCCTCTTACTAATATTAGAAGTTATAAAGAAGTTTTGAAACAATACTTTGACGCTGTTAGAGGTTCAAATCTTTCATGGTTCAATAAATATTTAAATCCAAAACCTATTGTAACTAATGGGAATGAAAAAATATATGTATTTAAAGAACTTAGCCGAGAAGATAAGGACTATGCGATAACATTGTTGGAATCTTATATAAAAAAATTCAATAATGCTTTGTCTGAAAATGCCACTTTAGGTAAGAATGGTGAATCTCCAATTGTTAATCCAATAACATTAAAAACGATTGAGATAGCCCCACCAACAGATGAATCTATTAATTGGAAAGAAACTGTTAGGTTACAAACAGGTAAAGTATTACCAACCATTGAGGATGAACAAAAAGTTAAAGAATTAATTTATCTTGCAAAAACACCTGCAGCTGCAAAAACAGAAACCAATGGTAAAACATCGGTTGATATAGTTAATACAAAATTTTTCATATTTGAAGGTAATGGAAGATTTGACAATCAAATATCATTAATAGAGGCGCAGGCAAATAAAAAATTGTCAGAATACGAGGCGTTAATCTCAGCTGAATTATTAAGAAAAATTGAAGATACTGATACAGGTCTTGGATTTAAACCAACGGTTAGGAATATGATTGCAGTTGTAATGGCTTCGGCTGAAGCGTTTATTCGTTTAATGGATGACGTTCATACAAATGCATGGAATGTAAAATATGACCCAGTTAGAAAACAAGCAATATTAGATAATACTTCGTCAGCTCCAAGTTCGGAGACAGTACAAAAAGTGGTTATAACAACAGAGGCTCAACAATCAAATCAAGGTTTAAGTAATTCTGAGATACCTGTTTATCCATGGCCGTTATTTTTTGTTGAAACACCTGAAGACACTAAAGGGAGATTTCAATTGAAATACATTGCGGACCCATCAGTTGTTGACTTAACTCAAGGTTATTTATATGACAAATGGCCTGAGGTTGAATTTGTGGAAGAATATATGATTGGTTTAACTCAAAAATTTAGCCAACCTTCAGCTCCACCACCATTAGATAATCAAAGAGATACTAATAGGATTAATATTAATGCAATTGAATTTCCATCAGAAGGATTACCTTATGTTAACAAAGAGGAAGTTAAATTCTTTTATGAAATATGGGAAAGACAATTTTTAACATCACATTATTCAAATTTAATTAGGGCCAATCAAAATCAAATTGATTCATTAATTAAATTAAACTCTGAGGCGGAGGTTAATAATATTGTTAAAGGGATTGGTGTGAGTTCTCCGTATTTAAGTTTAAAATTAAAAAATTACGATTTAAAGGCATCAAATTATCAGGAGTTTTTAAAAACTATTTCAAATTCAGGAACCGGTAGAGCTTATCAAGATTACATTAGAGATTTTTTTGTTACACCATACATTAAAAATTTAACGGAAAATTCTTATAGTATTTTAAATGTTAACGATATTGGTAAACTACCACAATCAAATACTAAATCAGACGCGTTACAATCTTTATTATCTAATGCGTCTAACGAGCCATTGATTATTGATACGTTACCTTATACGGACCCTACTTGGTGTCTAAACAATTTAAGTTCAAGTAATAAATCGGTTGGAAATGAAGTTTTTAATACAAAACAAACTTTAAAAGTTTTTGAACCAAGAAAAGTTATTGCAAATTTCACAGACGTATATGATTTTACTACTAATAGACCTGTAACAAATTTTTCTTTTTATCAAAATCAAAATCCTACTGTGTTTGCATTATTGGGATTAAATGGTTTTTATGAGTTTCGAACACCAAAAACTTTTGTAGCGACTGAAGGTTATTGTGATTACACAACCCCAACAAATGCTTTACCATTTAGAACTACAACTTCAATATTGAACACACCTTATTTTGTTAATTCAATTCAAAATGGTGTTCAAAATATTAGAACAAGTGACCCCTATCCGTTTGTTCAATCGGCTTATTTGTTTTTGAATTCATTACCATTGGCTTCATTAAGAGAACGATATAAAACATTGTCAAATGATATTACAACTGACTTAGATTATATATCGTCATGTTTTAATAAGTTTGGTGCTATTCACAAATTACCATACGCTTGGATTTTAAAATATGGTTCTGTTTGGCATCGTTATAAAAAATATAAGGAATCAAATACAGATATTTTAGATAGTGCTTGGAAGAATTTTGATTATAGAACCAATTATAGTCCTATTTTAAGTTCAATTACTCAAACATATGATTTTAAAATAAATGACACACCAACAACTATTACATTACAACAAGAGGATTCGAATAGTGTTAAAATGCAAATTGGGTTTTATCCTAAAGTTGTAAACGACTTTAATGTTTTTTACAAAGGTTTTGAGTTATACGATAAGTACACCAATAGTGAAATTCAAAGTAGTGTTAATAATGGGATGAAAGTTTATAATTTTGAAAACTCAAATATTACTGCGAATCGAAGTAATAAAACGTTAAATTTATTCACATATTCTGTATTGTTAGAAAATAAAGATTTTGGTACTGGAGTAGATTGTGACCCTACTAATAATACTAAAGGTGTTGAATATTTTGTTGTACCTTCTTTTGGTACTTTTTATAACCAAACCCAAATTGCTTGTGTTGAAAATTTAACAACAACTAATAACGCTGTAGTTGATTTTACTTTTAATCCAAATATATACAATGGTTCGGTTAGAACTTTATGGTCTGCCCCAAATTATGGTTATTTTGATAACAGTCAGATTAAATACCCTCAGCCCGACTCATATTTAAATTTCATTAATAATGGAGAGGAACAATCCCCTATGTCGTTATTAAATGAGGATAAATATAGTAAAATTGAAGAAATATTCTCAGTATTTGAGAAGAAAATTTTAGACTCATTTGAACAAGAGTTTTTAAATTTCTGTAAACCAATTACTGATATTTCAACAATAAAAGAAACGACTTCTTTTTATACTTCAACCGTTGATGATAACAATAATTTTAAAAATTTCCAATCATTATTTAGAGGGTTGATGTCCGTTCCGGCAAAATCGGCAAATATAAATGAAGATGAATATTTTAATAATACAATTACTAATCAATATAATACATTCCAAGGTGGTATTAAAGATTTTATGAATTATGATGTTTTATTTAGATATGGTAATCCATCTGATTACAGAAGAAGACTTTTTAATTCTTATTTATCTCATAATAACACTCAAAAAGTTGTTGACCCTGTTAAATTTAGACCTTACATTCAAAATACTCTTCCAACAAATGGAGGTACGTTAACGGTTTCACAATCAAAAGGGTTAAATCCTAACGCGTGGATAGCACTTGAAACTGAAGTTGGATTTTCAACGATAAGAAATGTTGAGTATAGTAGTACCGGTTCATACATAACTGATTTCTTTGTGAATAATAATATTGAATTTACAACTGATAATGTTGTTTTATTGGCACCAATAATTAAGATGTACGCAACTCAAAAATTGAAAAACCCAACAATTACGGTTGCTCAATTTCAAAATCAGATTAATCAATACTTAAACAATGAAAGTGTATTACAAGACAATTTCTTAAATTTAGTTTTAGATGGGGTTAGAAGAGATTTACCAAACCAACAACAATTACCTGAAAGGGTGAATAGAAGTGCAATTGATGGGGAACAAAGTAAAGTTGAAAATTACGAAGTGTTCAAAGCTCTTAATGATAAATGGATTGCGGGTGGTGACTATAAAACAAAAACATTATTTGAGGATATGTTATTTTTAGATAGGGCATCAAGAAATATTGGTGATACTATCATATTGAATATCTTTGATATACAAGGAATGTTTGGTGTTGGTGGTAAAGATGGAGATTATTCGTTAAACCAAGCTATGAGTGTTTACACCTTCATTAGTGGATTATTAATTAGTAATAATTTCACAGTAATGAATTTACCGGCATATATTAATTTTTATAATGTTCAAGATGTTGATGGAACAGTTATTCCAAATAAATCAGAGGGTTCTTTAGGATTTGCTAATAGTATGTGGGGGACATTCTTGGATGTCGACTATAGAAAATCGAGTTCAAAAATGGTTTGTTTTTATGTGGGTAAACCATCTCAATATTTGGATTTACCAAAAGGTAATTTTAGATTTAGAGATGATGGTTTTGAAATGAGAAGAGCGTCTGAAAATCCATTAATTGAAAATCAACAGGGTAAAAAAGATTGGGCTTTATCTAACAAATGTGTTGGATTTAATGTTGATATTGGAACTCGTAATCAGAGTATATTTTATTCTTTTAGTGTTTCCCAAGATAATGGGACCGCTACATCAGAATCGATAAATGCCCAAATTAATATGGTTGACCAAGCATCAGGAAAAAATGTTACAACCCAAAATGCAAGTTTATATAATCTATACAAACAGAGAAGTTATAAATGTTCTGTTGTTTGCTTAGGAAATGCGTTGTTGCAACCAACCATGTATTTTAATTTAAGACACGTTCCAATGTTTAATGGACCATATATGATACAACAAGTTGAACATAGTATTCAACCGGGTCAATTCCAAACATCATTTCAAGGTATTAGACAAGGGGTGTATGATTTACCCGCGATAGATAACTTTATTCAAAGTATTAATCAGAACTTATTAACTAAATTAGAATCGATTCTTAAGATTAAGAAAGATGTTATTAATGTGTTATCAGCATCAACAGATTCAAGTAAGAGTAAAAATATTCAACAAAACGGTAATTCAACTAAAGCTGCTTCAAATACTTGTAGTAGTAAAGTTCTTCCGGTATATCTGAATGCAGGGTATAATGTGGTTGATGCAACCAAAACTAGTGTTACTGAGGCGAAATTTGCTGAGGCTCTTAAGAGATTGATACCGAATCTACCGGTACTTCAAACTATTATTTATTGTATCTCTTATGCTCGTTCATTTGAAAAAATAAGTAATAGTAATGCGGGTGAATTTAATGGATGGAGTAATAACTTGGCGTCAGTTTCGTTAGATATTGACTATGGAGCTACATCAACATTATTTTTAAAACCTTATTCTTGTGTTAATGTTCAAACAAATCCATCGACTAATATTTCATTACCGTTGGCAAGTTTTTCAACACTCGATACATATATTACTTTTATGAGAGATAGGTTGATTAATAATATTGACAGAGTTTTAGATATTGGTTTGGTAAAATATTATGTTTGTTTCTACCCTCAAAAGAATGTTTCACCAAGTGATTACGATAAAAATATCGATGAGTATAAAACTTTAAAAAGGACAATGGAAAAGGCTTTAACGTCTGCATTGTCCAAAGGGGTTGAGGTTGCAACTAAAGAAATTGTATCTGATTTATTAAACCAAATAAATGAAACCGATAATAATGGTAGTAGTCCGGGTGTTACACCAACACCTTCACCGATTCCGCCATTACCTGGTCAATCTTGTCCACCACCGGTTATATCATCGTTCTCACCATTGTCAGGTAATACAGGAACGATTGTACAACTTAATGGTAGAAACTTTAATGGTGTTAAATCGGTTAAAGTTAACGGAGTTGAGGTTGGAATGACAGGTATAACGGTGTTTAATGATTCAACGATGAGAGTTATTACGCCTAAATTTTTACCTGATAATGTGGTTAAGAAAGGGTTTATTGTTGTCACTACTGATTTTGGTACATTTACAACAATTGACCAATTTACCTATGACCCTGCATTACCAGCATCTGCTGCAGCATCACCGGGGGGTTATCAAAATCCTCAAAATCAAACTGCAAATACCCCTCAAACTGAGACTGTAAATACTAATCCTCAGACTGTGGGTAATATTACTATGATTGGTACCGCGGTTCAGTTAAACGCTAGTAAAACTCAATCATTAAATGTTAAGATAAATCCACAGGAAACTGGATGGGTATTATCACCTAATCCTGATATGAAATATGTAGTGTATGAATTAGAAGAAGTTAACGGTCAAGTAACTCGAAAATATATTTCACAAAGTGTGATAGGTGTTGGAGGACAAGTAACAAATAATCAATTCAATGTTACCTTAAATGATGTTGAATCTTATTTTATAACTAATATCCCTAAAATTGAAGGTAAAACACAGATTGATATTGTGTTTATTCTTAAAGCGTATAAAGGACAAGAACAACCTGTGGTACAACAATTCCCATTTAAAGTATGGTATACATTACCAAATCAATCACAAGTTCCGGTTGTTAATGTTCCAAGTAGTCAAACATTACCGACATTCCCACCTCAAAAAATTGCGTTCATTAAAATAGGTGAATCTACTGAGTTACAAGGAAGAGGTTGGGATTATTATAATATTAAAAAACCGGATGGAGGATATATTACATATCAATTAACAACTCAAGAACCATTTGACGAACGAAAAGCTATTAATAATAGAGTTTTATACGCTGAAACATATGAAATTGCAAATTATGGTGGTAGTGGAAGTGTTGCTACTAATTATACTAATTTAATTAATATTAATAAATTGGGGAATTTTAGATTACAAGTACAATATAAACCGTATGGTAATACATCTCCGATTGGTGGTGAAGTTTTAGTTCAAACTATAGTAAGTGACGTTTTCACTTTATAACATAACGATATATTTATAATAAAAACAATTTTATGAACATAAAATCAGCATTAGACAACTATCTTGGGAAATCGACTAGAGTTTCTCAAACAGATAACGGTGATGGAACACAACAAGTTTGTGATTTAGACACAGGGGATTGTTATACAATCAGAGAAAGAGATGGTCTTATTGAAAGAGCCGGACACCAAACAACTATTAATAGAAAAGTTAGAGTTGAGACTGCGGGAGGAATTAAACAATTATTAAACGGATAATCAAAATGGGTTTAGACAAGAAATTAATACAAGAAATTGCGAGATATCACAATATTAATAAGTATATTATGGAACAAGAGGCGGAAGTTCCTGAAGACCCAACAGCTGGGTTAGAGGCGTTAACACCACCTGCTGCCGCAGGAGAAGTTCCACCAGCACCTGCACCATCTGAGGCAGTACCGCCACCGGCGCCGGGAGACGCGGCACCACAACCAATTGATGTTGAGAATGACCCTGATATTGAAAAAATTGACGATGAAGGAGCTTCTGAAGAAACAGGAACTGAAGGTGAAGAATCTGAAGAACTTGAAATAACTGATTTGGTTAATTCTCAAAAAAATATTGAAACAAAACAAGAAGAATATTTTGAAAACTTGTTTAACCAATTGTCTAACTTAGAGGCTAAATTAGGTGAGATGGATAATGTTATGAATAAATTAAACTCACTTGAAAATAAAATTGAGAAGTATCGTGAAAAAACTCCTCAAGAAAAATTAGAGTTAAGAAGTTACGATTCATATCCGTTCAACCAAAAACTTTCACAATTCTTCGATGACAAACAAGAAGAAATGGAGAAAACAGGGAAAAATGATTATGTTTTAACTTCAGACGAAGTTGAAGATATTAATGTGAATGATATTAAAAATTCATTCCAACCTGGTTCTCAAGAAGATGAATACAAAACATCATTTAAACGATAACAAAAAATTCAAAGGTGTCTTAACGGACACCTTTTTTTATTTGACTTCACTAATTTTATCACCTATATTTAAAGAACAATTTAACAATTTAATTTTATAACACATGAGTTCATTAGACGCCGTATTGGCACAGTACGAAAATTCAAAACAATCAGGGGGCGGAGCCCAAGGGAAAATGTCGCAAGACGAAAGAATGAAAAAATATTTTGCACTTATCTTAAGTGATAAGGAGCAATCTGGACAAAGAAGAGTTAGAATCTTACCTACGAGTGATGGTTCATCACCATTTAAAGAAGCTTGGTATCATGAGATACAAGTAGGTGGACAATGGCAAAAATTCTACGACCCGGGAAAAAATGATAACGAACGTTCACCTTTAAATGAGGTTTATGAAGAGTTAATTTCAACCGGAAAAGAATCTGACAAACAATTAGCTGCTCAGTATCGTTCTCGTAAATTCTATATCGTAAAAGTTATCGATAGAGATAGAGAAGAAGACGGACCAAAATTTTGGAGATTCAAACACAACTACAAAAATGATGGTATCTTAGATAAAATCATTCCAATTTGGAGAAACAAAGGAGATATTACCGATGCTAAAATCGGTAGAGATTTAATCATCGAATTAAATAAAACAAAAGCTCCAAATGGTAAAGAATATACTGCAGTATCTACAATTATGTACGAAGACCAAGGTCCGGTACATACTGACCCGGCTCAAGCAAACGCTTGGATTACTGACGAATTAACTTGGTTAGATGTTTATTCTAAAAAACCTGTTGAATATCTTGAAGCGATTGCTCGTGGAGAAACACCAAGATGGGATTCAGAAAAAGGTGGATACGCTTACGAAAGTGATTCAGTAAATACAGAATCATTTGGTGGTGGAAAATCTCAAAGTTCAGCACCGGTTGACCCTCAAGCAAACGATGAGATAGACGAAGATTTACCTTTCTAAAATAAAACAATCAAACTTGGACATTTAGTTAGACACTTTGCCCAAGTTTTTATAATATTATTATATGGCAATTAAGAAAAACGATTTTAAATCAATTAAAGATAAATTCTCGGTATCTGCAAAATATAAACCACAAAGATTTTTTGACTTAGGTCCTGATTTCTTGGATGCGGTTGGATTACCGGGGCCGGCTATTGGACACCTTAATATGTTCTTGGGTCACTCTGATACAGGTAAAACAACAGCACTTGTAAAAACTGCTGTTGATGCACAAAAGAAAGGTATTTTACCTGTCTTTATTATTACCGAACAAAAATGGTCATTTGAACATGCTAAGTTAATGGGGTTTGATTGTCAGGAAGTTGTTGATGAAGAAACAGGTGAATTAGATTGGGATGGATTTTACATCTTTAATAATAACTTTAATTATATCGAACAAATTACTGATTACATTAATAATTTATTAGACGAACAAGAAAAAGGAAACTTAGATTATAGTTTATGTTTTATGTGGGATTCAGTAGGTTCTGTACCTTGTAAAATGACTTATGAAGGTAAAGGTGGTAAACAACACAATGCATCTGCATTGGCGGATAAGATTGGAATGGGTATCAACCAAAGAATCTCAGGTTCTCGTAAGTCTGACTCAAAATATGAAAACACTTTAATCATTGTTAATCAACCATGGGTTGAATTACCTGATAATCCTTTCGGACAACCAAAAATTAAAGCTAAAGGTGGTGAAGCGATTTGGTTAAACTCATCATTAGTTTATTTATTTGGAAACCAAAAAGGTGCTGGGACAACTAAGATTACTGCAACTAAAGATAAACGAACTATTAAGTTTGCTTCAAGAACAAAAGTTTCGGTAATGAAAAATCATATCAACGGATTAGGTTATGATGATGGAAAAATTATTGTAACACCACACGGATTCATTGCGGGTAAAGATAGTGCGGAAGAAAAAACTAATATTGAAAAATATAAAAAAGAATACGCAGAATATTGGAAGGATATTATCGGAACTGATGGTGACTTCGACCTAAAAGAAGAAAAAGAAGAAAGAGAATTTTAAAGTATTATTCACCTCTAAATCACCAATGTGATTAAAACATTATTAGTAGACGGGTCCAACTTAATGAAAATTGGATTCCACGGAGTAAAAGACCTCTATAGCGACGGAAGTCACTTAGGTGCTATTTACCACTTTATAAATACAATTCGGAAATTCCTTGAGGAACATAACTACGATAAGGTAGTTGTGTTCTGGGATGCCGAACATAGTTCATCCACTCGGAAAGAACTTTATCCACAGTATAAGGGAAATAGAAAACAAGATATGAATGAGTTTAAGTACGAATCATATCTACAACAAAACGCTCGTATTAAAGAATATCTTGAGGAAGTCTTTGTTAGACAAGTTGAGATGGTTTACAACGAGGCGGATGACTTGATTGCTTATTATTGTCAAAAGGCGACTAACGAAGAGATTACCATTTTTTCGTCAGATAAGGACCTTACACAGCTTATTTCGAATAAGGTAACCATTTACTCGCCAAACGCAAAACAATACTTTAAACAGGGTGATATGATTACCATAAATAAAGTTCAGATACCACATTATAATGTATTACTTTGTAAGATTCTTACCGGAGATAGTTCAGATAATATTAGTGGAATTGAAGGTTTAGGTGAAAAAACTTTGGTTAAATTATTCCCGGATATGCTGGTTAAACCATGCACTATTAACGAAATAAGAGTTAATGCGGGGATTCTCCTGCAAGAAAAGAAATCAAAAGTATTGGAAAATATTTTGACTGGTAAAACAAAAAATGGTATAATTGGTGAAGAGTTTTATACTACAAACGAAAAAATAGTTAATTTATCTAACCCTTTAATAACAGACGATGGAAAAGAATTAGTTGACCAAATTATCACAGACACTATTGACCCGACAGATAGGGGATATAAAAATTTAATGAGACTTATGATGGAAGATGGTCTCTTCAAATATCTTCCAAAAAACGATGAAGCTTGGGTGAACTTCCTAAGACCATTCATGAAATTAACAAGAAAAGAAAAACGTAACACAAACAAAAATTAAATTTATGAGAGAACAAGAAAGTACTAAGATGGAATTTTTATTGACATTAAACGATAACATCGTAGTCCAAAGATTCTTTAACGTAAGAGGGTTTAACCCAAAAGCAAAAAGTTCGGTTGAACTATATGAATTCCTTGCGGAATTCAAAGAAGAACTTCAAGAATACTTGAAAATGAAGACTTTAGTCTACATGATGGACAACAAAGATTCTATTATTCATGACCCAAGTATTATGGACACATCGTTCACTGATGGACCTGAAATGTTTAACATTATCATCAAATTAGGAGAACAGACAATTTGTCATAGAATTTTTGACGGAAAATTTTATCCACCAAAAGTTCGTTATACTGTCGATGTAAGACCTTTCTTGAAGGAAACACTTCGAGGATTGACTGACATTTTTTCAGATAAAAAATTAAGTTACAATTATTTGGAACTTGACTTAAGTAAGTAAGTATTTAATAATACAAGGGTAACTTTTAAAACAATTTATGAACAAAAATTTCGATTATTTAGGGAACACATTTCAATTACAATTACTGAATCAGATTATATTAGATAAGGACTTTTCATCTTCAATTATGGATGTTATTGAACCAATCTATTTCGACAACAAGTACTTTAAAATCATTTTACAAATGACAAAAGAGTATCACAAGAAATATGAATCTACTCCTAATTTCGATACTCTTGAGCAGATAGTTAAGTCTGAAATCTCCCAAGAGATGGTTGCCAAGATTGTTTTGGATACATTAACACAAGTTAAAGAGGCACCATTTGAAGGGTCTACTTTCGTTCAGGAGAAAGCCTTGAAGTTCTGTAAACAACAAGAACTTCAAAAGGCGATGGACAAAGCTCAAAAGATTATTACTCAAGGTGATTTCGAGTCTTATGATAAGGTAGAAGGACTTGTGAGAGAGGCATTACAGGTTGGTGAAATAGATAAAGGTCAAACGGATATCTTCGCTAATTTAGACACTGTACTTGATGAGGATTATCGTCACCCAATTCCAATGGGTATTAAAGGAATTGACAAACTACTTAAAGGTGGTTTGGCTAAAGGTGAGATTGGAGTTATATTAGCACCAACGGGTGTTGGTAAGACGACTATCTTATCTAAAATTTCAAACACAGCGTTTAACCTTGGTTATAACGTACTTCAAATATTTTTTGAAGACAATCCAAAAATCATACAAAGAAAACATTTCACAATGTGGACTGGTATTGAACCGGATAATTTGGTTCAAAATAAAGAAGAGGTAATGAGTAAAATTACTGAGATTAAAGAGACAATGCAAAATCGATTGGTTTTGAAAAAGTTAGCATCGGACACGATGACTATGAGTCAAATTAAGAATCAGGTTAGAAAGATGATTGCCGATGGAGTTAAACTTGATATGGTTTTATTAGACTATATTGATTGTGTATTACCGGAATCAAGTAGTAAAGATGAGTGGAAAGCTGAAGGGTCTGTAATGAGAGGATTTGAAGCAATGTGCCACGAACTTGATTTAGTTGGGTGGACTGCAACACAAGGTAACAGAGCGTCAATTTCATCTGAAGTTGTAACTACAGACCAAATGGGTGGGTCAATTAAAAAGGCACAAGTTGGACACGTAATTATTTCCGTGGCTAAAACATTACAACAAAAAGAAATGGGTCTTGCAACTATTGCGATTACTAAAAGTCGTTTAGGTCAGGATGGGGTTGTTTTTGAGAATTGTAAATTCAATAATGAATTACTTGAGATTGATACTGAAAGTTCAGTAACATTCTTAGGATTTGAAGAACAACAAGAAGATAGAAAAAGAGATAGGGTTAAAGAACTATTGGAAAAAAGAAAACAAAGAGAACAGAGTCAACAACAAATTTAATTTAAAACATGAAAGAAAAAATATTAGAACCAAATAATGACAGATTTGTCATATTCCCTATTGAACATAATGATATATGGGAATTTTATAAACAACACCAAGCGGCGTTTTGGACTGCGGAAGAAGTGGATTTATCTAACGATATTAGAGATTGGGAAAACCTATCTGATAATGAGAGATACTTTCTTAAAAATATATTGGCGTTTTTTGCGGCATCTGATGGTATTGTAAATGAGAACTTAGCTGAGAATTTCTTAAAAGAGGTTCAGTACGCTGAAGCAAAGTTCTTTTACGGATTTCAAATTATGATGGAGAATATTCACTCGTTAATGTATTCATTATTAATTGACACTTATGTGTCTGATGAAACAGAAAAAGATGAATGTTTCCATGCGATTGACCGATTACCGGCAGTTCAAAAGAAAGCTAAATGGGCTCTTGATTGGATTGAGAACGCTTCCTTCCAAGAAAGATTAGTTGCCTTCGCAGCTGTTGAAGGTATCTTCTTCTCAGGTTCATTCTGTTCAATTTTTTGGTTGAAATCAAGAGGAATAATGCAAGGTTTATGTAATGCTAATTCACTTATCTTTAAAGATGAGAATTTACATTGTGATTTTGCTATTCATTTGATTAACAATCACGTCGAGAACAAACCAAGTGAAAAAAGAATCAAAGAAATTTTATTATCTGCATTAGAGATTGAAAAAGAATTTATTACAGAATCTTTACCTGTATCTTTAATTGGTATGAATTCTAATTTGATGAAACAATATTTAGAATTTGTAACAGATGGTCTATTAGTTAAATTTGGATGTAAAAAACAATTCAATGTTGAACAACCATTCAAATTTATGGAACAAATTGCTGTTGAGACTAAAGGAAACTTTTTTGAATCAAGAACAATGGAATACCAAAAGGCTAAATTAGGTGAATCACTAACATTCACTGACGATTTCTAATTAAAAAAACATGATGTCATTAAAAATTAAAAAAAGAGGGGGAGATGAGGTTTCATTTAACCCCCAAAAAATTTACAATAGAGTTAAACGAGCGTCTAGAGGGTTAAATGTTAACTCAGACGAGATTTTCATTAAAGTAATTACTTCAGTACCAACTGAAGGATTTATTACAACTAAAGAGTTAGATAAATTAGTATATGAAATAGCGGCGTCTTATACAGGTAGTCATCACGACTACTCAAGATTAGCGTCATCTGTTGCTATTTCTGCATACCATAAAGAAACTGATGAAAGTTTTTGTAACACAATGCACACATTGCACGTTGATGGAGTTATTAATGATATGTTAATGGAAACTATTGAACTATATGGTCCTGAAAATATTGATTCTGTAATTAATCACGAGAATGATTACAATTTTGATTATTTTGCTTGGCGTTCATTACAAGAAATGTATTTGTTGAAAACTCCTGAAGGTAAAGTAATTGAAAGACCACAACATATGTATATGAGAGTTGCTCTATGGGTGACTAAATCATTTGAAGAGGCGGTTGAATATTACAATTCTTTGTCAAATCAACTTATTTCTCCTGCAACACCAATTATGATTAACGCGGGAACTAAAACACCTCAACTAGCGTCTTGTGTATTGAAATACAATCACGGGGATTCAAGAGAAGGTTTATTACAAACATTAAATGATATTTCAACGTACTCTTCGGATGCTGCAGGAATTGGTTTATGTATGTCTAACATTCGCAGTAAAGAAAGTAGAATTAATTCATCAGGTGGATTTGCGGGAGGTTTATTGAAATACCTTAAAATTGTTAATGAATCTTTACGTTTCTTTAATCAACAAGGAAGAAGACCGGGTAGTGCCGCTATCTACATTGAACCTTGGCATAAAGACATTATTGATTTACTTGATATCAAAAAGAACACAGGTGCTGAAGAGATGAGGGCAAGAGATTTATTCACGTCAATTTGGTTACCGGATAACTTTATGAATGCTGTTAAAAACAATGGGGATTGGTATTTGTTCTGTCCTAATGACATTAAAAAGGCCGGTATCAAACCATTACAGGAAACTTATGGTGATGAGTATGAGGAAAACTACAACAAAGCGGTTGAACTTGGTCTTGGTAAAAAAGTGAAAGCTCAAACAATTTGGAATAAGATTATTGAATCTCAGGTTGAAACAGGAGTTCCTTACTTATGTTCTAAGGATAGTGCGAATAGAAAAACAAACCATCAAAACATTGGGGTGATTAAACAATCTAACTTATGTAATGAGATTTACCAATATACTGATGAAGAAACAACTGCAATCTGTACGTTATCTTCTATGGTGTTGAAAAACTTTATTATTAAAGGAGAATTTGATTTTAACTTACTTTACAATGAAGTTAGGAAAGTTGTGAGAGCACTTAACAAAGTTGTTGATATTAATAGTTATTCAACTGAGCAAGGTAGAAAAGGTGGTTTAGAACAAAGAGCAATTGCAATTGGAACTCAAGGGTTGGCAGACGTATTTTATTTAATGGATTTCATTTTTACATCTGAAGAGGCGAAAAAACTTAATAAAGATATTTTTGAAACAATCTATTTCGCGGCAATCACGGAGAGTTCTTATTTATGTCAACAAGGTTTATACAGACCATATGAATTCTTTAAAGGTTCACCAATGTCAAAGGGTATATTCCAATTTGATATGTGGGGAATGAATGAGGATAATTTATCAGGTCGTTGGGATTGGATGGGATTGAAAGATAAAGTATCAGAATATGGAGTTTGTAACTCGTTATTTACTGCTCAAATGCCGGTGGCATCTTCGGCTAAAATTACAGGTTCATTTGAAATGACAGAACCAGCTCACTCGGCATTATTTAATCGTCGTGTAGTTGGTGGTGAGATTCTTATTGTAAACAAATATTTAATTACTGATTTTGAAAAATTAGGGGTTTGGAGTGAAGATTTAAAGAATGAAATTATCATGAACGAAGGGTCTATTCAAAACATTAATTTTAATCAATATCTTGATGTCGAAGATAAGAATTACAACAAGAAAGTTAAAAGAATTGAACACTTAATACCAAAATACAAAACAATTTGGGAGATATCTCAAAGAGAACTTATTGATATGGCGGCTGACAGAGCACCGTTTATTGACCAATCACAATCAATGAATATCTATATGTCTGAACCAACGTTATCAAAAATTTCATCATCTCATTTCCATTCATGGGGTAAAGGATTGAAAACTCTTTGTTATTATGTTAGAACTAAAGCGATATCTACCGGAGCAAAACACTTAGCGGTTGATATTTCAAAAGTGAATCAACAAACTATTAAACAAGAAAAACCAAAAGTGAATCTTGTTGAACCTACAGTAAAACCAACAGATTCAGAATTTGAATGTTTTGGATGTGGTTCATAATAAAATTACCGATAATTATATTAATCCCGGCAATGTCGGGATTTTTTATTTTTAGGTATTTATAAGAAATAATCATAACACTATAATTATAGATATGGCAGACGGAACAACATATGGACTTAATTTTCCTTTTAGGGATTCAGTAAAGGGTGACTATTTACAACTTACGGAATATGAATCTCAGGAAATTAAAGCGGACTTAATTCACTTACTTTTAACTCGAAAAGGTTCTCGATATTATTTACCGACATTTGGTACAAGACTTTATGAGTTTTTGTTTGAACCATTTGACGGATTAACATTTGATGCTATTGAATCTGATATTCGAGATGCTGTAGGTACTTTTATGCCAAATTTATTATTAAATCAAATTACAATAAGTCCTGCTGACCCTCAAGAAGAAGTTGATTTAGCAACAGGGATGGCAACAATAGGAACAAGTGAATCGTCAATTTATAGATTTCCTGGTAAAGGGACTTCAGAGTATACTGCAAAAATAAAAATAGATTACTCGACAAACAATTCAACTTTTGGACCGAGTGATTTCGTTATCATTAATATTTAATATCATATGGCAAATCGTAATATATCATATACTACAAGAGATTATCAAGGAATAAGAACTGAATTATTAAACTATGTAAGAACTTATTACCCTGAATTAATACAGGATTTCAATGATGCTTCGGTATTCTCGGTATTCTTAGATTTGAATGCTGCGGTTGCAGATAATTTACATTATCATATTGATAGAAGTATTCAAGAAACGGTTCTACAATATGCTCAACAAAGGTCTTCAATTTATAACATTGCAAGAACTTATGGATTAAAATTACCGGGTCAGAGACCATCTGTTTCTTTGGTAGATTTTTCAATTACGGTTCCTGCTTTTGGGGATAAAGAAGATGAAAGATACTTAGGTACATTAACAAGAGGGTCTCAAGTTGTTGGAGCGGGTATTGTTTTTGAAAACATATATGATATTGATTTTACATCACCATATAATGCTCAAGGATTTCCAAATAGATTAAAAATACCAAATTTTAATGCTAATAACGTTTTAATTAATTATACCATTACTAAACGAGAATTGGTTGTTAATGGTATTACTAAAGTGTTTAAAAGAGTGATTACTCCTAATGACGTAAAACCATTCTTTGAATTATTTTTACCTGAAAAAAATGTATTAGGTATTACAAGTGTATTACTTAAGAGTGGGACTGAATACACTAATATTCCTTCGACTGCGGAATTTTTAGGTGTTGAAAATAAATGGTATGAAGTTGATTCGTTGGCGGAAGACAGAGTTTTTATTGAAGACCCAACTAAAGTTTCAGACCAACCGGGTATTAAAGTTGGTAGATACATTCAAACACAAGATAGATTTATAAGTGAATATACCTCCGAAGGATTTAAAAAGATGACTTTTGGTGGTGGAACAAATACCGCCCAAGACGCATTAGACCAATTTACAACAGTTGGAGCGACAATTGACTTACAAAGATATTCAAACAACTTTTCATTGGGGTCAGCTTTAAAACCTAATTCCACATTATTTGTTCAGTATCGAGTTGGTGGTGGTTTAGCGACAAATTTAGGAACAAATGTGATTAATCAAGTTGGTACTGTTAATTTCTTTGTAAACGGACCATCTGAGTCAACTAATTCATCTGTTGTTAATTCACTAAGATGTAATAACGTTACTGCCGCGATTGGTGGTGCAGGGACTCCTTCATTAGAGGAGATTAGAAATTACGTTTCATTTAATTTCTCAGCTCAAAAAAGAGCGGTAACGGTACAAGATTACGAATCAATTATTAGAAATATGCCATCAGAGTTTGGTGCACCTGCAAAAGTATCCATAACTGAGAATAATAATAAGATATTAATTCAATTATTATCGTATGATACTTCTGGTAAATTAACAAGTATTGTGTCTGACACTTTAAGACAAAATGTTGCAAATTACCTATCCAATTATAGAATGATGAACGATTATATTTCAATTTTAACAGCTGATGTTATTGACTTAAGTATTGACGTTCAAATTGTGTTAGATTCTGCTCAAAATTCAGGACAAGTTATTTCTGATGTGGTTGATAGAATTTCGACTTATCTTAATCCACAAACAAGGGAGTTAGGTCAAAATGTTTATTTATCTGAAATAAGAAGTATTGTTCAAAATCAAAATGGAGTTTTAACTGTTGCTGGATTAAATGTTTATAATAATGTTGGTGGACAATATTCTTCTTCCGAAACATCTATGGAATATAGTAATTTGGAAACAAAAGAAATTGCTCCGGTTGATGATACAATTTTTGCTCAACCATCTCAAGTATATCAAATTAGATATCCTAATAAAGACATTAGGGTTTCAGTTAAAAATTTCCAATCAGTTACCTTTTCATAACAGGTTTATTTATCACCCAACTATCTTATAATTAAAAGTAAGGTGTGTGAATTTTAAAAATAACACATAAACTATTTATTAATTAAAAGAATTGCATGGGTCAGTCTTATAGAATTAAAACCGAATTAGGTGTCAACAAAACTATTAACGTTGAGTTGGAGCAAGATTTTGAGTTTTTAGAAATATTATCATTAAAAATACAACAAGCTGATGTTTACACAAGAAGTTGTGCTGAGTATGGTGTAATTGTTGGTAGGGTTACTGCTAATAATGGATTTGGTATTCCAAATGCTCGAGTTTCAGTTTTTATACCAATTAGCGCGGTAGATGAATCTAATCCATTAATTTCAAGTATATATCCTTACAAATCACCAACAGATAAGAATGAGGATGGTTATCGTTACAATTTATTACCTTACGAAAAATCTTATTCCGCTCATGCCGCAACAGGAACTTTACCAACAAGAGAAGATAGTTTAACTGGTTCAACTGCCGTTGAAATATACGACACATATTTCAAATACGCCACTAAAACAAATGAGAGTGGTGATTATATGATTATGGGTGTTCCATTAGGGTCTCAAACATTAGTAATGGATGTTGATTTATCCGATATTGGTGAATTCTCATTAACTCCTCAAGATTTAATTAGAATGGGGTTGGCCACAGAAGGACAAGTTGCCGGTAACAGATTTAAAACTTCAACTGACTTAAGTTCTTTACCTCAAATAGTTTCATTAACAAAACAATTAGACGTTAGTCCATTATGGGGTGACCCTGATATATGTCAAATTGCCGTGAACCGAATGGATTTTGACCTTAGAGATGATGCAAACATTGATATTCAACCAACATCGGTTTTTATGGGTTCAATTTATTCAACATCGGATTCATTCAGATTAAGAAAAAATGCAAGACCAAGAGATGACATGGGTAATTTATGTAGCTTAACTACGGGACCAGGTCAAATTTTGGCAATTAGACAAACCATACAAGAAGATAGTGATGGTAATCCAATATTAGAACAATTTCAATTAGAACAATCAGGAAATATTATTGATGGTAATGGTGTGTGGATGACTGAATTACCAATGAATTTAGATTATTTTATTACTAATGAATTTGGGGAGAAAGTTTTATCAAACGACCCGACTGTAGGAATTCCGACAAAAGGGAGATATCGTTTTAAAGTAAAATGGTCACAATCAGGTGCGGTTTCAGAACAGACAAGAAGACCTCATTATTTAATTCCAAATGTTAAAGAATATGGGTGGGGAGCTAGTACGGTAACTAATCCTGATAGACAAGAAGGGTCTTATTACTTTGGGTTAGCTTGGAGTGGATATACAAAAGGATTTGTGGGGAATAGTGGACCTCAAGTAACCTTAAGAAATAATATATTAGATTCTAAAATTAATTGTGAAGACACATTTTATCAGTTTCAATTTAATAGGGTTTACACTGTTTCAAATTTTATAGACCAATTTAAAAATGGTGGTAAAGGGAGATTTATTGGTATTAAAGAGATTGATTCACAAGAATGTGAAGATACGGTAAATAAATTTCCGGTAAATGACGGGTTCAGAAATTTCGATTTATTCTTTTTTATTTTTTCTTTAATACTTCAAATTATTCAATTAATAGGAATACCCTTGTTAATTGTTTATCATTTTATTGCTTTTTTATGGAATAATTTTGCAGTACCAATTTTAGCTTATTTTATTATTCAATTTGGTCTTAATGCCGTTTATGAGTTTTCTGCAGCATATGCCGCGGCAGCAGGGGCTACAGGATTTTCATTTGGATTGTTGTTACTTATCGCGCCATTTGTTTTAAAAGGGTTATTATGGACGGCAATAGCGTTATTTTTGGCACTTAAATTTAAACAGATTGTTTCATATAAATTTGGTAGAATGAAGTTACCAATGATTACCTATCCTGAATGTCAAACTTGTGAATGTGTGTCTGAAACAACAAAACCAAATCCGGATACTGAAAATGGTAGTCCTCCTTCTGCAGGGTTAATTTCGCAAGTATCTGATGGAAATCAATATAACGAGACTCTTACTCAAAACAACCTAAGTATCAATAGGTCTTGGCCCGGGATACCCGCTACGGATGATAATTTCGAATTATATTTTCAATTAGAATCAATAGGGGAAGGGGTTGCGCTTGCAGGACAAGCAGGTAAAAATGAAAATCCTTTAAAATTTAAAACACTAACGTCTAATCTGTATACATTTCCTAATGAAGCTCAGAGTTTATACCAAGGAATTACTTTACCACCTGGTGAAAGAGTTAATGTTTATAACACTCGAAAAAAATTCTTTGACAACGTAAATAAAATCAAAGTTACTTTTTCAACTCCAACAAACGGGAATAAACATCATTTTGATAACACGTTAACTGTGTTATCAACACAAGATATAGAACCAGGTACTTTATTATCGTTTGTTAATACTAACAAAAGTAAGGATAAAAATTATATATTAACAGGGACAACTCAAGCGGGATATGCGGTAAATGGTATTAATGGTATTATCACAACAAGTGCATTTACTGCTAGTGTAAGTTATGCTGGAGCTCAATCTCCGGTATTATATGATATTCCGGCTTTCCCTTCTGAGTGTGTTACAAGTATGACCATAGAAGTGAAAGAACCGGGAACTGTTTCATATAGAACTTGTGCTGGAGATAAAGTTGTGCTTTCATTTACTGCCGAAACTATAACTCCGGATAATCCTATTATCACAGGTATTACAAATTCTAATTGTATTGATTTGTCTCAATCAGGTGGTACTGCAGATTATGAAATTACTTCTATTGGTGAAGGTTGTCAAAGGTATATTTATCCTTCTGATATTGAATATTACCAAGTTTTAACAGCTATTACTATAAATCAAACGATAGTAAACGGACAACCTCAATATTCAATTCCAAATTATAATAATAGTGGTCCAAGTTTTTGGAAAACATTAAACGCTCCGAATAGATTATTTAGTATTGGGTTCGCAAATGGTGATAGTGATTCAGGTTGGTTACCTTTACGGTACCCAAATTACGATTACCTTGGTGTACCTAACGCGTCTTTTGTTTCGGCAGACAACTTCCCAAATGCAATTTTCTCATTACCAACATCTAATTTTACAGATTATAGTAGCCAGAAAATTTTAATATTACAAAGAGGTGTTGACCCATACTCACCTTTAATGATAAATAAATATGGTATAGGAAGAATTTTAGGACACCCAACTGAAGATGCTGTAACTTTTACCGCAATGACAAGGATGAATATACCAATACAGAATTTACCGAGCGGTAATGGTATTTCAGTTCAAAAACATAATAACCAACAAAATATAACATATTCATCTTATTTCTATAAACCTAACAGTAGTAGTTATAGTGCTTATACAACTCCAAATGTTGGGTATTACGGGGCTTTGGATAGAGATTTATCTAAAGTTTACTCGATTTATACACTTCCATTTCTTTCATCTAGTAATTATGTTGACCCTATTCCGTCGAATGGTTTTACCGGTGTTGCTAGTAAAACAACAAATAGATGTTATTCACAATCACCTGCGGATAATTTATATGATAATTCCGAAGATTTATCAGGTGCAGCAATTTTAACTGTTGGTAAATTTTATGCGACTAGATTTGTGTGTACTAACCAACCTGGTGATTTACAAACAGGTTGTCAATCAGGTTTTAGGGGATTGGATTCCCCATATCCGTTAGGTAACTCGGCATATTTTAGCCCAATATTATATCCACAATTTTCAGGTGCAAATGAAGTTAATATGAGTAACTCTAATTTGATTGTTATGAGAACTGATAGACTACCATCTTCAGATTATATTGATAATGATGAGAATTTAAATGGTAGTGTTAGTTTATTACAACAAAATTTAGGTTTTGCTGTGTATGATGTTGGTGGAGGGGGATTATCTTTTAATAATCCAACTATTGAATTAGGGTCTGATATGGTTTCACCTGACATTGGGGGTTTACCCGGTGCAAATAACGCTCTCACCACATTAGGTGATTGTGAAAATATGGTAGGATTGGGTTGTTATGTTTCAGATTTTAATACAAAAGGTGATGGTATTGGAAATACTTTTGGTGTTAAACCTGGTTGTCAAGAGGGAGATACTGTTGAAAATGGTTGTTATATTATGATGAACAACCCGTTGTTTGATTTATCAAAAGATTTAAAAACATTCGCTGAATGGGGATTTAGGTTTAGATTTTTTTATGGTCTGTGTAGAGGAGTATTATCTCAATCATTCATGAATAATTGGGTTAATGGTAGTTTATACATGTTCCCAATACAAGTTGATATTTATTACAATAGAAATAATCAACCATCTGACCCTATTTTTGCTAGTGAAGTAGTTTATTTTGACAAAAGTAGTAATAATTTCTATTACAGAAGTTCTCCTTATAACATTACAAATACTACTACGGGTACTGGTCGATTTGTTGGAAGGCCGATAAATGGATTAAGTGCTCCGGTCAATAAAAGAAATCTTTTATTCCCTTCAACCATTATTAATTTAGGTATAAAAGATGATTTCTACCAAGAAATATTATTTGACCCATCGGCTAAGGGATATATAATGAAGAGTTTAAATCCAACAAGTTATTCAGACACCTCTGATTTGGTAAATTTATTTGTTATAAGTAGGATAACAGATGAAGGGTTTTTAGAACAAATATTGGCGTTTGGGGATAACTCATTACAACAATTATTCTCAAGAAATGGTAGTTCAAGAAGAATTGATGGTGATTTAGCACAGGCAATGTCAATAAATTCTGAATTTGGTGTTATTCCATTCTCACCTGAATTTTATCAGGCAACTGATTCGGCTTCAGACCCGGTAAGAATTGTTGGGTTTAATGGAAATACTACACAACCTACAATGGCAATTTTCTTTTCTTCAACAACTCAAGACTTACAAAATAAAGATTTTTTAACTCCCGGGGTTATTGATTTTAGACCTTCAAATAATGCTAACGCACTTACTTATAAATACGGAATTAAATCTCAAGAAGTACCATTTTACCAATGGGAAATTGTACCAAATCCACAAAACGATATCGCAGGTGCTTTTGGTAGTGAAAAAAATTCTTGGTTGACAAATAATACTACAGGAGGAGGTATTTTTTCTAGAAATTATCAGTCTCTTGATAGAAGAGATATTATAACACCAAGTTATATGATACCATCTAGTTATCCTGTTAGTGATACATTTGCTAGAGGGTATATTTTTAATGTGTCAGGAACAAGTTATGGCAACTTTAATTATAGTTTGAATGGTGGAAATTATGAAACAAAAATTTTAGTAGGGGCTCCAAACCATTTTTATTTTGGAGTAATTAAAGGGGAAACTGCTTTAGATAAATTTAAAGAAAAATATTCGATAGATGAATAATTTCACAATAATACCTAGTGGATTAAAATATAAAGGAGCACCATCAGTTGATGAAAGAGTAACTATATCCTTAAATCAACAAAGTCAACAAATTACGGAATACGATAGAAGTGTGACGATTAGTTTGGCTCAGGTTTATGATGATGAGAGACAGGCGTGTACGGTTTTTAGACCAACATTTAAAGTGAATTATGTATATGATAACACTTATATTGGTAGTACTACTTATTTACCATTCCAATATAACTTATATTATGTTGACGCTGAAAACTCAACGGTTAGTGGGATTTGGAAAGGGTTTCCTCAATATTACGAGTTTGATTTTTTTAGACCAATTGTTGATAACCAACAATTTCCTTATAAGTCAAAAAGCGCTTACACTTACAATTGGATGTATTATTTAACATATCCATTTGAAAACGATTATACTAAAAAATTATCATATTATACACCTGAAAATAACCAAGTACCTGATTTTGATTGGCAGGCTCAAGAAGGTATTCCTTTTATTATTGAAAATATAGAAATTAATGGTAATGGGTTAGTATCATTTAAATGTATTGCACCCCATGGGTTATCTGTAGATGAATATGTTGAATTATCATTAACATATCGAAACTCAAACATATTTCAAGTATATTCCTTAGGTAATGGGTTGTTTGATAGCGACCCTTATGTGTTCAATGTATTTAATATTGGTTATACAGGAAATACTTTTGCGGATAATGTATACGGATTTTTCAAAAGAGTAATTAACCCTGATAATTTGGTTGAAACAAAATCAAAGTATTATGTACGAAAACATAAAGTAATAACTAATCTTGAAGATTTGATTATAACTAAAAATGGTTTTGAAAAAAATGTATTTAATGAGAAGAAACAATTTGAATATAGTTCAATAACTCCAAATCAAATTTCAAGGATATCTCAAAAAACTAGTAGTAATTCTTACAATATAACATCTGCCTATGATTTAAATTTTGCGGGATATAAAGACAATCAAAAACGACCTTTGAGTGAATTATATTTGACAATTATTAATAAAGGATATTCGGGTTATTTTAATGAACCATCATTTGGTTTTGGTTTAAAAGAAGGGTGGGAATTTAATTTAACTAAAGACTTAACGGATTATTGGGATTTAAATAATTTTGAATCAACTTGTAAAGATGTTCCATCATCATCATACACTTTAACTAGTGGTGCGACTAAAACATTTTATTATAATCAAAATTTAACTAAAGATGATGTTTTATATGGTGATTTTTGTGAATGGAATGACTATGAACAACTTGAAAGAGTTATTTCACCATATTATCAAAAGATAAATTATAATCAAACTGTTTTTCAAACTTCTGATTTTGTGGATACAAATTCTAAAGGATTTTATTATGCTCCACATAATAAAATGACTTTAAAAGTATTTTCAGATTATATTGAAACTGGAAATGTTGAATTTATTGACCAATTACCGGAATATTCATTCTATTCAGAATCTGACCAACAATTTAGATGGAGAGATTTATATACTTATGGGTTTTTTGATAATTTAGATAGAGGTGTTGATTATCCATTTTTAAATACTTCTCATTATCCTTTTACTGATATAGTGTTTAGATTAATACCGGAAGGTAGTAATTATAACGAAAGTTTAAACGGGGTTGATATACCAATAAAACCATTAATAGATGACTGTGAATAAAGTAACGATGGTACCTGATGGTACTAATAAAGACATAAATATTCCAATAAAATTGACTTGGGATTATTTGGGGTTAGACATGGCGATTGATGAGTACGAGACTCAAATGATAACTGAAGTTATTGGGGTTGGTCGAGATTTTGAGGTGACAAGATTTGCACATGCTCCGGCTACCGGAACTACGGATAATACTGAGGTAAACTACGAATTTTATTTTTATTCGGGGGGGCCTTTATCAAGTATAACTAGTTGGAATATTGATTATATGAGTGAAGGGTTTAGCTCACAAGATTTATATTATTATAATAATAATTTTGCAAATTCATTTTTTAAATTAGATTTTTATGATACTCCGGATGAAAAAAGACAAACAAATTATCTTACGGTTATTATACCAACTCAACAAGGATTAAAAATGGATGTTCAAATGAGTCGAAATGTTGTTTCAGTAAAGAAACCGAAATTTATTTTGGATTATGTTGGGGATAAAGAAGGGTTTTTCTTGTATTGGTTAAAGAAAAGAACTTTTTTGAATTTGGATACATTTTATATGGCGGCTAAGTTTTATAATGCAAAGACGGGTCAATTTACAAAAATGATGACAGGTAAAGGTACAAACCCATTGGATGATACTAATGGACCTCAATCAGACCTTTCTGATGGACTAAGGTATAATTTTGATAACACTCAATATTTTTACTATACGGTTAAGTTAGATTATCCGAGTCAAACTTATCAAGTATTAAATACTTATGGTCAGAGAATGGGGACTAATATTCCCATAAAATGGTATGAATATATTAACCCACCAGTATAATGGAAGATTTTTATAATATTAAGATATCACCGGAAACGATATTAGGTGACTTGTCAGTTGTGGATTATGAGGGAACTCCTGTTGGGGTCTATTCCGCTATGACTCAAGTTGTGAGTTCAGGAGTAAACGGAAGTTCAATTTTAACAGGACTTACCATTCCTATTTTGATAAGACAAAGTGCGGTTGATGCGGGATATTATAGTCCTTTTGATGGTGCGGTTTTACAAAAAGATGTTGTGGCGAATTTTATATTTTCATCTACTACATCCTCAGGTTATACTTACAATGTTTATAACACTTCAAATGAATTTCAAAAATTTTTGGATTTATCTGCTTATAGAATTGATTGGGGTGATGGTTCACCAAAACAAACAATAACGACTTACGCACCTAATTCAATTAATCATACATACCCTGTTGAGAATAAACAATATGTGATTACATTAGAACAGACTAACCCTTGGGGAATTACAAAAGTTTCAAAAACTATTACAACACCATTTAGTGATGTGACAATTTATAATCCTCAAGGAGAGGCATTTTTCGCACCATCATCAGGTAATTGGATTGGTACATCAGTTTCTTATGATTATATATTTTCAGGAGATGCTGTTAATGAAGTATCTGCTCAAACATCTAACAATTATGTTACGGTACCATTTACCATATCGGGTATTACTAAATCAAGATTAACTGAATTAGAGACCTATGGAGATTTAACAATTAATCAACGAATTGGTACTCCGGTTATTAGTAATGGACAAATATGGGGAATGATTACCGATGTTACTCCAATCTATACTGCATATACCATAACTCAGATTAATTATTACGATTATTTTGATGGTACTACAATATATTTTGAACAATCATCAGGATTAACAGAGAACAATTTAACCTCAACACCAATAACTAAAGATGAGGTTTTATTAAAAGTTGTTGACCAAGCACAAATACAAACAAATGTTTTTGTTGAAAGAGGTAACAATAGTGCTTACGAAAGAGTTCAAAGAATTGGTGAGGTAGATAATCTTGGAGACATGATTAATTACGGGTACGGATTTTTTAATGTAGTTAACAAACAAAATTAAAGGAAAAAAAGAACTAAACTATTTATAAATTAAATAACAAGATATGGCAATTGGAAGCTATGGAACAATAAGACCTTCTGATGTTTCACCAACAGATGTTGAAATCATCATGAATTATACACCGAGTAGAGATGTTACGGACGCATTTGTCTTAACAAAATTGGATGCTCAAACAATTTTACGACCTTATTTTGAAAATTCTGAAACCGGTGGAAACGCAGGTGTTGAAGTTTTGGGAGGGTTATATAATTTAACATTACCTGCAAATCAGTTTAATGCTTTAGGATTTTATACCTTATATTTGAGACCTGCTCAAATCAGAACAATAATTACTGATTGTGGGGTTTTAAGTGCTCTTCCTAATGTTAAAGGTCTTGTGATTGATTTGGCTAATGTACCGGCACAATATCAAAACAAATTTGTTCCTCAGGGGTTAGTTGGTTTTAGAGTCGAATATCTAAATCCGGATGGTTCAAAAATACCTAATTTTTTCAGAGTAATTACTTCAAGTTTTTATTGTGAACCTGTTGTGTCGAATGAGGTTAATACACAACAAAAGGCAATTAGATATAGATATGTTGATGGTTCTTCAAATTTAATATTTTTAACATTATCACCATCTTCATCTCCAACAAACAAACCAAATGCAACCCCATTTATTGGACAACCAAGCCAAGATATCATTATAACCAATACTTTTTTTAATCCTATCACGGTTGAAATTGAGATGGTTGAATATGACATTTCATCTCTTGCGATTGCTCTTTATGGTAATCAAACTAAATCTATTGATGATGGAATTTACACAATTTATGATTCACAAAATAACATCTATAGACAATACAACTTATACGAGGTTAGAGACCAATTTAATGCGTTGTTATATGAGGTTAGACAAGGTCGAGGGAATAATGTTGATTTTAGTAAAAACTTTACAAATATAACAACTTAATGGCAGTAAATACGACAACAACAAAATATTTTTATCCGCCAAGACCTGGTAGTGGGGCTGCGACTTTTTCCGACAACATTGTAGGTTTACAAACTGTTGAAGGAGGAGGTTTAACGCAAGGTAATTTTGAATTTACAACTTCGGTTACGGAAAAAGTTAATAGAAATTTTAATGTTGGCGCATTTTCCGAACCGTTAAGTTTACAATCATTAAACATTGAAGATGTTAATGAAAGTAGAAGAATTATGGCAACTCAGTTTAGGGTTTATCCTAATTATGATGTTTCACAAGTTCTTAACTTTTCGATGTATGGTTCTTTACGTAAAAGATTCCAAGTATCCGCGACAAAAATTATTAATTATTTTCCTGCCTCTTTAGACGTTCAATTTTCAAACTTAGTATTTGTTACAGGTGCTACTGCTGTTAATGTCAGTTATGACCCTATTGAAGACGAAACTTATTTTCAAGTTAATGTTGATAGAATTAATAATCCTTTTGATATTGATTATTCTATAAGTGCTGCAACCAATCTAAATTTAAGGGAAATAACAACTTCACCATATAGAAATTTATATAACACTTATTTAGACTATTGTGTTAGTATTAATGATAATATATTCAAAATAAATTCATTTCAACCATCGGATACATTAGGTAGTGGTTATATTAGTTTTTATGTTTCAGGTGCCCCTTTTGGTGAATCGGCAACTACAGTTTTCGAAGAATACCAAATTAGACCGAATGATTTAATTACTGATAAGATATTCGCAGAAAATTTTGATGAAGTTGAAAAATTCTTATTAAATAGGTTAATAAGACCTGAATACACCGCGGTGTTTCAAGTTCCTGCTCAAACTGAAAATGGGGAATTTTTTACAGATTACCAACAAGTTACTTGGCCTAAAGACGGACCTTGGAACTTAGATATTAGGTCATTACAATTTGATGGTTATTTGGCTCAATTGGATGCAATTGCGGAAAATTTAGATTCATTTAAAACAAATTTAATTTCAAGATTTTTGGTGACAGACTCGTTAAAAGAGTTTGATACTATGGGTCAAAAAGTTGAGAAGATATTTCAAATTTATGGTAGAAGTTTTGACCAAATAAAACAATTCATAGATGCGTTAGCTTATATGAATTCGGTTAACTACAATCCATCGAATGATATACCATCACAATTACTTGTTAATCTTGCTCAAACATTAGGGTGGTCATCAAATTTCTCACCAATTACGGATGAAGATTTTTTAGAATCAGTATTTGGAAATACTTCAACACCAACTTATCCTGGTTATGCGAGAGCGTTAACACCTACTGAAATTAATTACGCGTATTATCGTAATTTAATTATTAATGCCTCTTACTTATTTAAGTCAAAAGGAACAAGAAGGTCAGTTGAATTTTTAATGAGGTTAATTGGCGCTCCGGATTCATTAATTGAATATAATGAACATATCTATTTAGCCGACCAAAAGATTAATTTAGACCAATTCTACACACAATGGGCAACAATATCAGGAGGAACTTATGTTGATAATACTCCGGCTTATTTACCTGGTCAAACGTATAAAATTAGGGGTAATGTTTATTCCGCTTATACATCAATTGCAACATATGAAGATGTATCGATAAGGTTAGATGAATACCCTATGGATAGTTTAGGTTTTCCTAAAGCTCCTGTTAATACCGAAAGTTATTTTTTCCAAGTTGGTTCAGGGTGGTATGAATCAACCCCACAGCATAGAAGTCCGGATGAAGTGATTATTACCGGTGATGTTTATACAGGTCAAAACTATAATATTCAAACTAGTTTAAGCCCATTTACATATGGACAACCGTATTTAGATAGATTTAGACAATTCCCTTACATGAATGAAGGGTTTAAGTTAAGAAAAGTTGTTGATAATAAAAAGTCTTGGTTAGAAGAAGATAATAGAATTAGAGTATCGACTGAAGGTGATTATAACGCCTATTATTATGTTGACGATGAAAAATTAGTATTAAATGTTAAAAATGTGGATTTATTTTTAAATCCTTCCCAAGGTCTTGTTTATGATGTTTGGAGACAATCGGTTAATTATGATTACCCAATACCTGAATCCGGATTAACTGTTGGTTATCCTGTTCCGGGAGGTGTGGATTGGACTTATATCAATCCTGAACCTAAAAAGAAAACATTCTTTGAATTCTCACAAACGTTTTGGGAAAATATGATTAATGTTAGAAATCGACAATACATTAGTGATGGTAAAACAGGGGGGTATCCAACATTACAATCAATATGGTGGAAATACATTGAATCTGAAGCAACAGTTGGATTACCAAATAGCAAATATACTTATCAAAAACTTATTGATTATGTTACAGGTATTGGTCCTTATTGGATGAAATTGGTGGAACAAATGTTTCCTGCTACAACAATTTGGAATACCGGTGTTAAGTTGGAGAACTCAGTTTTACATAAACAAAAATTTGTTTATAGAAGACAAAGAGGATGTCAATTCGTTCCGGTTCCTGTTAATCCTTGTTTTATAATTAATAGTATCTTTGATTTTAATTGTGCAACCGAATCTACTGAATTTTTTGTATATCCATGGTTAAATGGAGACCCTAATGTTGGAAATTTTAATAGTATTTTAGCAAACCGAATTGACAATATGTTGACTCAAAATAGTTTAACATTAAATGATTGTGAACAAACCTCAGTGCAAACCGAATGGTATGTTGATTTAAGAATTGGTGGTGAATTATTAATTAAAGAACCATTTTATGTGGGTTATGGATATACCGATGTACCAACACTACAAATGTGGAGGATTGCATTATTCGATAATCTATCATTATTATACGATTATGGGTTTACATACGAAATTGATGGAAATATATTAAAAATACAAAGTTTAACTTGTACAGAAAGAAATATTGATGAATTGTTAACTTTAAATGTGGGAATACAAATAAATATAAATTGTAATAGCAACTAATGGCGTTTAATTATACTATAAATGTAACGGGAGATTGTCAAAATAATTCAAGTGGAATAATTGATTTGTTTATTTCAGGAGGTTCACTGCCTTATGTTGTACAATGGGTTGACCCAGTATTATCAACGGATATTATAATATCATCTCTAACTAAAACAAATTTATTTGCAACTACATATACTGTTCAAGTAACAGATAGTTCACTACCAACTAATCAAATTGAAATTTTTAACATACCTGTTTCAAATGGGGTGTGTTGTAGTATTTTGGGGGTTCAAGATACAACTTGTTCTCAAAATAATGGCTCTGTTACTGGGACCTCAACAACCCAATATTCTTCAACAAATTATTATCTATATCACGGGGATGGGGTTTATAGCCAATCCGCAACAACAAATCAAGATAGTGTTGTGTTTGGAAGTTTAACCGCTGGAACTTATTATATGACAGTCCAAGATTTAGGAGGATGTACGGGTAGAAGTCAAAATTTTATTGTTGAAGAATCGGAACCTTTAAATTATGGTTTATATATGGTTCCAAATTCATCTTGTGGGGGAACCCCAATTGGTAAATTAAGTATTACCGGATTAACCGGACAATCCCCGTTTACATATTTGTGGAGTAATGGTTCAACCGGTTCGACTATTACTGGTTTAACTTCAGGTGCCTATTTTGTTAATGTAACTGATGGGTATGGGTGTCAATTAAGTCAAAGTCAAACCGTTATTGATGTTAATCCAATAGGATTTGGATTGTTTACTGCCGTCCCACCAACTTGTTTTGCTGCGAATGGTGAGATTACATTAACTATAACAGGAGGAACTGCTCCTTATTATTATTCCGCATCCACAGGTCAAGTTGATATATCTTATTCTCAAACATTTTCAATATCAGGATTATCGTCAGGGTCATATTCATTTTTAGTTACAGATGCGGGTTTTTGTCAATTGTCAGTTAATACTTCAATAACATCACCAAATGGGATTGCCTCAGTTTCTGTTCAAACAACAAATTCAACCTGTTCAAGTACAAATGGGCAAGTAAATATATCCGTAATTGGAGGTGTGACTCCTTATACTTATACAATAGTTTATCCAACAGGAGATGTTATTAACTCAAGTGGAAGTCAAACAGTTCAACTATTTGACAATTTATCTGCAGGTACTTATTCAGTTGGAGTTAGTGATGATTCAGGTTGTTCATATTTTGATGAGGTTTATATCATGACTGATAATAAGTATACTATATCAACATCAATTACAGGTACTTCTTGTAACCAAGTAAATGGTTTAATTGGAATTACTGTTAGTGAAGGAGCTACCTTACCACTTAATTATTCTATTGATAATGGGTTATATGATATTTTAAATACAAATTTAACTGCAGTTACTTTTAATAATATTTCTGCTGGAACACACACGGTTACCGTAACAGACGCGTCAGGATGTGCTCAATCTACTAGCGTATTAGTTACGGCAAGTGAACGATTAGATTATTCATTATATAGTACATCTTGTGGTACAGGTAATAGTGGTAAACTAACTGCATTTATAAACTCGGGTGTACCACCATTTTCTTTCTATTGGTCTAATAACGTTCCAAATAATCCACAACAAATTCAAGTATCGGGTTTAACGGGTGGAACTTATAGTTTAACAATTGTAGATAGCGGTGGATGTTCATTAGTTAGAACAGCGTCAATTAGTTGTTTTGCTAATTTAACATCATATCAAACTTATGTTATGGGTGAGGAAGTTTTCAATGTTGAATCACCAACTAAATTTGGTTTATTACAAATGTTAAATGAAGGTTTTTATGATTTAACATTGGATAATGAAGGGTGTGATTTAGTAAACGCAACATTTACTGCAAAAGTATCGGTGACTCCTCTTAATTTAACTACAAGTGAAACATTCTTTACAACAACCTCATTAAATATTTACCCAACGGATAATGAATATTATGATACTATCAGACAGTTATTATTATCGGTTCCGGGGGTCGGAAATGTTACCATAAACGCTTTAACAAATCAAATTACGATTGAGACAACAAGAGGTAATGATACTTTAAACGGTCAAGAAATTATTATTGATTTGATTATTGAATACGACATAATGTGCTTAACATAATATGACACAAATTAGAATTACTGATATTTCAGGAGGGACATATCCAATTAGTGTATACATCGCGGATGTATATGGTAATAATAGTTATTTATTAGGGACAATTAACTCTGGTCCTGTACCACCAACCGTTTATTATAATACTGTGATACCAACAATATTTAATACCGCTCCGGAAATTATGTTATTGTTAGTGGATGATAACGATTGTGAGATTTTTAAAATACTCGATTGTACTTTTGGTTGTGCTTTTGAAATCACTATTGAATTAGCCTCTTGTGTTGTTAATATTACGATTACAGAGCAATAATCATAATACTTAATAATAAAATTTTCATTTTTACTTTAATTATAACTGAAATAGAATTGTTGTGGTATTTATTTAATAAAAACATCGAATGTCAATATATTCTATTCTTGTTACCAATAATGCACCTGGGTGTGCCTCTGAAATCGAACAACAATTGTCGGTTGATGGTTGTTCTCAGTATATTGTTAAGTTAACACCAAATTCAAATTCAATAGGACCATTTAACGTCTATTTAGACGATATAATATATTATTCTGCGGTTACTCGTAATAATTTATTAGATGGTGTTATTTTAACAATTGAATGTGGTACTCAAACACCAACACCAACTCCAACTCAAACACCTACTAATGCATTAGCTCCTACTTCTACACCAACACCAACACAAACTCAAACACCAACCAATACTGCTACACAAACGCCAACTAATACTCAAACTCCAACAAATACTCAAACTCCAACAAATACTCCGACACAAACTCAAACACCTAGAAGTACAGAGACTCCGACTCCAACTAATACAAACACTCCTACTAATACAGAGACTCCTACTCAAACTCCGACTCAAACTAATACTGAGACTCCTACGAATACTCCTACTAATACACAAACTTCTACCCAAACTCAAACTCCAACAAATACGGAGACACCTACAAACACTCCAACGCCAACTAATACTGAAACTCCAACTCAAACGCCGACTCCAACAAATACGGAGACGCCTACAAACACGCCTACTAATACTGAAACGCCAACTCCGACTAATACATCAACTCAAACTCCTACAAATACGGAGACGCCTACAAACACGCCTACTAATACAGAAACACCTACTCCAACTCAAACACCTACTAATACAGAAACACCTACTCAAACTCAAACTCCAACAAATACGGAGACACCTACAAACACGCCAACTCCGACTCAAACACCAACGCCAACTAATACGGAAACTCCGACTCAAACACCGACACCTACTAATACGGAAACTCCGACTCAAACACCAACGCCAACTAATACGGAAACTCCGACTCAAACTCAAACTCCAACAAATACGGAGACACCTACAAACACGCCAACTCCTACTCAAACACCAACGCCAACTAATACGGAAACTCCGACTCAAACACCGACACCTACTAATACGGAAACTCCGACTCAAACACCAACGCCAACTAATACGGAAACTCCGACTCAAACACCGACACCTACTAATACAGAGACTCCTACTCAAACACCAACACAAACTCCAACACAAACAGTAACTCAAACATCAACACAAACTCCAACACAAACAGTAACTCAAACACCAACACAAACTCAAACACCAACACCAACTAGTCAACCGGCATTCCAAGCATATTTATTCATTGACCGAAATGATGCAACAATTAGGGCAGCATTAAATAGCTATATGGTGAGTCAAGGAAGTACATTTAGAGGATTTAATATTAATAACGTGAGTGCTACTCAATCAATATTTGACGCTCAAATGAATGCATATATTGCTTATAATGGTTGGGGGACTAGTGAACCTACAATATTTACGGCACCAATATCAACAACAACAGGTGGGCTTGACATATGGGGTAACGCAATTACCGCTTACAAATTCCAAACAATTCAAATTCCAAATACCACAGTTCCTTCAGGTGAAATTGCTTGGTATACATGGATAGTTTCGACAGGTGCAACAAACGGACAAAAATATTCGACTATTAAAAATGGTGGTACGAATCCACCATCAACAGATACAACTGTGAGTACAACAACAAATAGTTTAGTTGTTAATTATAGTGGTTCAACTAATATACCGGCAGGGACGTATAGAGTTTATACAACAAAACCAGGAGCAGGTCTAAATATAAATAATCTAGGTAATAATTGGTATTTCCAAGGAGGAACTTTAGTTTAAAGAATAAAAATAATAAATAATATAACATAATATGGCATTTCAATATAAAAATCCAACGTCGTCCACGATTATACAAGCCCCGAATTCGGTAACTAGAACTAGTGATACCGGAACTAATTTTAGCGTCCTAGGTATTGGGGGTTATATGGAAGTGTTTTATTTATCTGATTTAAATTGGATAATACCTCCTCAAACATTAATTGATGGTGGTGCGGTTCAATATTCAGGAAATTCAATCCCGATAAACTTTAATTATAACGTCCCATTTGATTTTTTTAATATTTTAAATCTTAATAATGACGGTATTTCTTCTGGACGTAGAAGATTGGGTATGCAAGTTTATGTTCAGGAAAATGATACAGTATATCAATATACTATGTCAGGATTTACCACAATGTGGGATGATGCTGAAACGGCGGGGTCAATTATTGCTAGTGATGGAGGTTATGAAGTTTATAACGACACACCTGAAGGTACTCAATTTATTAATTCTTGGACAGGTTCAACAATTGAAGGTGTTAATGGTGTTACAAAAAATGATGCAAGGTGGCAAATATTTTGGGGTAGTGACGTTCAAATAACGGGAGGTACATATTATTCTGCAACAACAACTTTAGACTTATTCAACAATACCGGAGGTACAATATCAATATCAGGTTTCAATGGTACCATAACAGGTGGAACATATAATAGTGGTACTGAGACGTTAACCCTTAATACTAGTGATGGTTCTTTAGTAAATATTTCAGGATTTTCATCAGGAGGAGGAAGTCCTCTTACAATTTATGATGCCACGTCAGCCGTAACAGTTAATAATGTTACAGGTATGACATTTTCAGGTGCCTCTGTTATTAATGATGGTGGTGGTAATGTAACAATTAATTTTACAGGAGGAACTAGTGGTACTTCAGGTACTTCAGGTACTTCAGGTATTGACGGAACGTCAGGTACAAGCGGGACTTCGGGTACATCAGGAACCTCGGGAATAGATGGTACTTCAGGAACAAGTGGAACTTCGGGAATTGATGGTACATCAGGAACTTCAGGTACTTCAGGAATTGATGGTACTTCAGGAACAAGTGGAACTTCAGGAATTGATGGAACTTCAGGTACTAGCGGAACTTCAGGAACAAGTGGTATTGACGGGACATCAGGTACTTCAGGAACAAGTGGAACTTCAGGAATTGATGGAACTTCAGGTACTAGCGGAACTTCAGGAACAAGTGGTATTGACGGGACATCAGGTACTTCAGGAACATCAGGAACAAGTGGTACTTCAGGTACTTCAGGTACAAGTGGTACTTCAGGACTTAGTGGTGTAAGTGGTACATCAGGTACAAGTGGTACATCAGGTACAACAGGAACTAGCGGAACATCAGGTATTGACGGTACTTCAGGTACTAGTGGTACTTCAGGAATTGATGGAACATCAGGTACTTCAGGTACATCAGGAATAGATGGAACTTCAGGTACTAGCGGAACTTCAGGAACAAGTGGTATTGACGGGACATCAGGTACTTCAGGAACAAGTGGAACTTCAGGTACTAGCGGAACTTCAGGT